AGAAGCTGATGACCTACTTGGTCTATTCTCATGGGATGGCATCATGGTGTCAATAGATAAAGACCTACGCACAGTAGCGGGGTTACACTACAACCCCAACTACCCTGAAGATGGTATAGTAGAAGTAACAGAAGATGAAGCACACTACAACCATATGTACCAAACCTTATGCGGTGACTCTACCGATGGCTACAAGGGATGCCCTGCCATTGGACCTAAGACAGCCGCGAAGATACTCGACGTACCTCCTAAAGATATGTGGGTAGCTGTATTGGAAGCCTTCGCACAGAAGGGCATCTCTTATGACGATGCTGTAATACAAGCACAAGTTGCCCGCATCCTACGAGGTGAGGAGTACATCTTTGTATCTGATACTACAAACCTATGGAGTCCTGAAGATGAATAGACCTACACATATCCGTCTTCTCGGTGTGTCAATACCCTTGATTGTTTCTAACAGTAAGTCCGTAGACCCTGAAGAGGAAGTCTACGGCGTGTGGGACCCCAATGATATGACCATCACTCTCAATAGGGAGTGTGAACCTGTGCAGGAAAGGGTCACCGTCATGCACGAATTAGTTCATGCGATTGATGACTTCCTATACCTAGAGATGACGCATCAGGAAGTTTATGTCCTGAGCCAAGTACTATACCAAGTACTTATCGACAATCCGAAGCTCACGGATTACCTCATGTTCGTCCCCTCAGAAGATTGGGATAGGCACGGGGATAGGGGCGGCGCAGGACAGGCACAGAAGCGCAAGCATGGTAAGCGTTGCTCCAAGGATTAGTATTTTAGTTTTCTTTCTCATGGTCATTCTCTAGTTGTTGTTGCACAATGTCGTGCATCAGTTCAGTAGGGTCACGCTTCTCAGCTACGTCGGTAATACCTTTTAGTATAGAAGATATTTGTGTAACCACTAGAGTAATCAAGGTGGCTACGATGGCTAGGTTCTCACCGTTAGTAAACTGAACGGAGAATAGAAAAGCCAAGACAAGTAAACATAAATAGAAAGCTCCGAATTTTGCTAAGTGCTTGCCACCTACTTCTTTCGCACTTTCTGTAGCTTTTATCTCCCGTATCCTACCCTGCAACTCAGCCTTACGTAGTAGTAGTTCACCACGAATCTCTGCCATGCGTAGTTGAATAGCCTCTTTAGTAGAGCCAAGTAGCTGTGCTTCCTTAGCCGCCTTATCGTTTGACGCTTCGGGCTTGACCTTATGGGGCGCACCGTTCTCTATGATTTCGATAGCCTCTTCAGGCTCGATGTAGTCTTTAGTCTTCTTCTTTACCATGGTTATATTTCTTGTTGTAAAGCATCCTAACGTGCTTTGTTGCTAGGTCGGGGAATAAGGAAAGCAATCCGAATATACTCTTTAGAAAAAATACTAAAGGGGCGCGGAGTGAGGGGAACATAAACGTTAGGATTATTGCAATCCAACTGTAGCTCCATAGGCTACTCTCAATATCCTTAGATACCTGACCCACAGTAGTTACCGCTGTAGGTGTACCCACCGAAGGTACACTAGGTAAGCTAGGCATCAGCGAACTGCATGACACCAATAGCAATAAGAGTAGAAGATATTTCATTATGTGTTGTTCTCATATATAGCAAAGGACACAGACTCGGAAGCATCAGAGAAGGCGTTAGAACCATCCCTCAAACCAATGTTGAATCCTGTTGTGGCATGGCTGTTGGTAGATGCTATCTGTATAGTTGCTGTTGAATCCTCATAGCTGATAAGGACTGTGTAGTTGGCTGTGGTTAGGTCTGTATCAATCACTACTGCGTATTGCCCTGCACTTGCGCGAGAGACAGAGGCTACGTTATAGCTTGTACCGAGTAATGCAGGAGATGCCACCGTGGTGAACCTTCCGAACGCTTTAGGGATGAACTCCATCTTAGCTTCTAGGGCGGCTACTCTTAGATTCAAGCTCGCGGGAGTTGCCACAGCAATAGCGGCTGTATTAGCGGCTATCGCTGTAGTGTGCGCCACTACCGTTGTAGCGGTGCTACGCTGTTCAGCATGACTAGCCATAGCCTGACGCTGTAGCTTAACATCGTTGTGTCTATCGTATGGCATTAGCGGGATAGATAAGCAACAGCGGCACTGATTGCTGTGGATAAGATAGCTACTGCGCCTATCAGGGCAGAGCGGGAGTTCTCTAGTTCACGCAGACGCTCATCGTGTCGCTGAATTATATCGTTATGCGCATTGGTGATAGCTATTAAAGCATCCATCTTGCCCTCAAGTCTGCCGAGGGATAGGAGTAAGTCTTGGTCGTTAGTTGTCATTATTCTTTAACAGTGGATGAGTCAGGAAGGTCTAACCATTTAGGTACTGCATCCAATGCGTTGCCCCATCCAAGTAGACCGTGTAGAGGAGCAAGGGTTTTGATGTTACGCCAATCCTGCTTGCTGTATTGATAGGAAGGATTAAACACAGGAGCTAGTAAACTCTTGGCTGTGCCTGCTAGTGCATTTGCGATAGCTATAGAAGGTGACCCCATAAGAGCATCTGATGCCAAGCCTGAGCGAGTACCTGCATAAGAGAATACCTTATCCTCCCCTAGTAACTGCATCGCCGTATCAGTGATAGGTGCGCCGAGTGTAAACCACCCTGACTTGAAGAGCATACCTTTCATTATCTGCTCCTTAGTTAAGTACTTCTTCATCTTCTCCTCGTCATGTCCGTAGCGTACTAGGATAGTGGCGATGTATGATAAGCCTGCAAATACAGAGTTAGTAACTAAAGCTATAGCAGCTCTCTTATCACCATGCTTCATGCCTTGTACAGCAGTGACAGCCTGACCCTCGTATGCTGAAAGCATGAAGGTACGGAACTGCCAAAACATTCTACCTATCTGACCTTGGAATTTGTGATGGTACTGACCCTTCTGTGAAGTATGGATAGTCCTCATGGTGTGTTTGTTTAACGACCAACGGAAATGCTCAGCAGCTTCTGTATCCACCCAAGTCTCAGGATGCGCCCGTCCTATCTTCTTACCCCCACCTATAGCATCGTAAAGTTTGCCATTCTTAACAATCATCTGCACGATGCGGTGAGCCATGTCCGTAGTTAATCCTATCTGCTGTAGGTGTATCTTCGAATAAGGTATACCTCCTTCGATGATTCCATTTACTAAGTTATCTGTGAATGTCATCGCTGTGGTAAATCTCTGAGCAGTATCAATAGCAAACAGACCGCCTGCTTGTAGTGACTTCTCCCCTAAGAAATCCAAAAAGGATTCTACTGAGCCTTGTGAGTTCTCTAAGATATGGTCAAACTCCCGATTCATGTTAGTGCCTCTGCCCCACTTTGGCTGTGCCATTCCCGACCAACCTTGAAGTTCGCGGGCAAACTCTCCTGTAGGAATCTTCCCACTAAACACATCTTGAAACACCTGCCATATTTCAGGAGCCATACGTTTCATAGAATCTATAGATGACATAGCTATTGCTTGTCCTGCCTCTGCGAATGCCGCAGTACCGAATGTTGTACCGAAGGCAACTAATGCCGTCTTCTGTAGCATCCGTGCCGCCTCTCCCACACTCGATGTAGCGGGGTCAATCGGGATACCAAGAACGACTCGCTGTGTGTGTTCAAATAACTCAAGTGCTTTTGCGTTGTTCTCGCCACGTTCTAATAGCTCCCGCTTGAGTATAGCTTTCATGTCATCCCAAGTAGCGTGAGGTGCATCTGCTGATAACCCTCTGTACTTATTGAATTCTTTTCCTAACTCACGGTAAGCTATCTGTCCACGCAGTCGGCGTGTGTGGTGAATGAAGGATGCCTTTACATTAGTATCAAGCATATCTATAATAGACACATCATCTAACTCGCCTGTCACTCCATTACGCATCTTCATCGTAGCAAATACATCTAGCTCGGTGCGGTTCCGTAGGAAGGAAGGTTTATTAGGACCTTTCTCCACAGCCTTCATTACATTTGCAATCTCCTCTTCAGTGATGTTAGGGATAGCAGATAGCTTACGCTTGAATGCTTCATAACTCTCTTCACCGATACCGTTAGTACTCTCATAGTCTACATCTAACCCCCGAGTATTCACGTTAATGAGCAGTGCCTTAGATATTAGTAAGGATTGTCGGGGTGTAAAGGTAGGGTTCTTAGCCATCAAACCGTTATTGAAAAGCTCAGTCATTTTATCTAATGTGTAGAGTGTTATATTCTCACCTACTTTCCCTGTCTTCCATGAGTGGGGAGCATATCCCTCATGGTTTAGTAGAGTCTCTGACATCCCCGACTCAAGGATAGCTTCAGCTTGAACTCTATACCCCTCAGCGAAGGCATCTATAGACCGCTGTACAAGTGGGTCAGTAACCTTCTCTCCTTCTATTCCTCTGAATACTAGACCATAGAACTCTGACTGTGCGCTCTTGACACGGACACCATCAACTCCACCTATTAAGGGGAATCGTTCTTTGTTGGCTAAGTACCACTCATCAAAGGCTCCACCCTCAAGCTCACCTACGTTAGTTAAGTCAATACTCGTGTAGGCATCAGCCTTCATGTCAGCTCCAAAACCACTAGGTACTGTCTTACCATCTATCTCACCCCCAATGTTTGTATTGATAGCTTCTTGGTGGAAGAACCTCAGTACTAGAGGTGCGCTTGGTTTACCTAGATTAGCTGAAAAACTCCAAGAATACTTAGCAGCTTCTCGCATATCCATCATGCCTGCTGTAGGGATTCTAGATAGTAGAGCCATCGTTGCTTCGTGAGATATAGGCTGTTCAGGAGTAGGCTCAGAAGGAGGCGGTGTAGTGCCGTCGGCTGTAGGTGGTACAGTAGGTGGTGGTGTTCCTGCGCCTGCGGCGGCTGCCGCGACTGCATCAGTAACTATAACGAACCCTGTCTCATTGACAATCTCAGGGAAGTTATCTACTTCCTGCTGACGTACAAGGACGGGGCGTAAGTCTGTTGGTGGCTCATAGAGCTTAGGTTCAGCTTCTCTAGCCGCCTCAATCTTAGCAGTCAGGTCTACTTTAGAACGACCCTTAACTCCTAGAGGCTCTGCAATCTTCCGTAACTCTTTCATACTAAGACCTTCTAAAGAAGAAGTATCTAAAAGTAGAGGGTTATCAGCCATGATTTCTATGGGCTGTCGAAGGTCAATGCCTGTTAAATCTATCTGCTCCTGCGGCTGTACTAGATTTATATCATGGATAGCTAATTCATACTCTCCTCTAGGCTTAGGCTTAGGTACTGTACCTTTCTTATTCACAAAAGGATTGATGAATAGCCCCTCAGTTTCTAGGATGCGCTTGGCATCGTACTCCGTAAGGTGCAGTGTTCTCTGAGTATATAGTTTAGCATCAAGGAACGCCTTGTATAGACTAACTAGGGAGTTGAAATCAGTTTGTGCCTGTAGTTCGCTGTAGTTAGGTATAGACTTTCTCAAATCATTCAAGTAATCTTTCGCCTCAGGACGTTCAGCTGCGCCACGGAAGCTAGGGTTTTTAGCCGCTATCTTCACGCTCTTTATATACCAATCTATATCGCTCTTTGAAATATTAGCCGCTTCAAACGACTTTTTGATTGTGTCAAAGATTGCAGGTTCCACAGCATCCGCATCAGCAAGCCTTACCCGTAAGTTTAAGTCAAGAGCCTTCGCATACTTCTCTAAGTACGAAGGGACAGCTACATCATATATATGCCTACCCTTATCTTCCCTAGGTGTAGATGATTCAGACTTAGCAATCACTTCATTGTAGTCAGCGAACCTTAGCTGACGCGCACCATCCTTAACCATACTTATTATCATAGATTGTGCGGTGTGCGCTATCCAAGTAGCGGCGATAATTTTACGCTTCTCTAAGTCTTTGGAAGTTCTCCCCTCTTTTCTATCTACAGCAAGGGCATTTTGGTTGGCTGATTGTATTTCAAAAGCAACAGCTTTCTTCTCACTACCAACCTCGAATCCCCAACGACCGTGTGCTACAGCATTCTCACCTCGGTCTGTTAGTTGTAGGGATTTCTTGCCTGTAAAGTGACCCTCCAAGTAGAATACATCACCTGTAGCTCTGAGTAGGACCTCGCGGGTTCTATCGACACCTGTGAATGAGGTTCCTGACTTATCATACATTGCTTCAGTTTCTTCAGGAGCGGCTAGTTCTATTACTCGTTTATAATAATCGAAAGAATCTCTAGCCTCTTTTGCTTTCGTGTAAGCATGGTTAGCTATGCTAGGCGTAGCGTCAATTGAATTTAAGAAATGCTCGGCTTGGTCACCCTTCTCGAATATAGCAAGCCATTGCCGCGGTGTTAAGTTTGCTACTACCTTCCAATCAGGCTCCAGCTTCTCAAGATAATCTATATGCGATAAGAGTGTTACTTGCGGGTCTGAATCCCGCGTGGCAAGTAAAGCTTCGGAGGGTCTATCAGGTAAATACTCAGCATACCATGCCTTAACCGCAGTATATAGTATCGGTTTGAATGACTCGGTTTCTGTATGTAATGCCTCCTCTAACTCCCTCTGACGCACCTGTAGCTCCACAACCTCGGCAGCCTGCTCAGGAGATATAGCACTCGTATAAACCTCAACGTCTATCACAGGAACACTGTAATCATTTATAAGGTCCTGTACGGTTGCCTTTGATTTCGGTAGAGGAAGTTTTAGAGGGGCAACACCTGACCTATTGTGAAGCCTACTTGTTAT